AGGAGGGGCTTTGAAAAGCCTGACATTGCTCTGGAAGGTGGTAACACGAGAGTGTGCCACCAGATGTTGCATCAGCGCCACCTTCAACGGTTGCGAGAAACTGTTCCGCCGCGAGGTGGAACGGGATATCGCTGTCGTTGAACGTCGTATCGAACGTGAGGGGATCTCGTTTTTGACGATTTCCCTCTCTAACTTCGGAAAGGACTTCGAAAGAAGTCTTGACCGCGGCTATGTGGATCGCGACCTGTTTCAAGGCTTTGCCTTTACAGGTGGTCTCCCCCGTTTATTCGGAGGTTTCCTCGATCTCGTGTTCGATCGACAATGTGGTCGGTTGTTGGATGATCCAAGCATCGACTCGATCCAATGCATCCGTCAGATTTCTCTGATGAATGCTAAGATCGAGCTGGATTGCACTCCCAAAAGAGTGAAGTCCGCGCTGCGAGGATACATCCAATGTGAGCAGGAACTCAGGGTGAGCGACAAGAGCATTACCTCTTCAATGAAGAGGGATTTCTCCCGTCTCTCGTCCATGCTTTACAGGGAATTGTTCCTAAGGCTAGATCGCAAGATCTTTGCTGGAGAACTCGTCCCAAAACATGGACCCGGCGCAACGGCAGATAAGCTTACCGGAAACGGTAAGTTCTACCAAAGCACTTGGCCTAAGCGACTCGACAGGGTGTTCCCCTCATGGGATTACCTTGTTCCTGGTCCTCGGTTTTCCGAGGATCTGGATCGCATTGAGTTCCTGGATCCTGGCATGGAGATACCCGCTAAGGTTATCACTGTGCCTAAGACGCTCAAGACACCTCGTATTATCGCCATCGAGCCTACTGCTATGCAATACGCACAGCAGGGTGTTCGCGAAGCGATTTACGAAGAGGTCGAAGATGACTTTCTTCTTCGATCCTTTATCGGTTTCATGGACCAGAGTCCTAACCAGATTCTGGCTCAGAAAGGTTCCCTTACGGGCAACCTTGCAACACTCGATTTGAGTGAAGCTTCCGATCGTGTCTCGAATCAGCTGGTTCTTGAGTTGACCCGCGAACACCGCCTCTCAACAGAGGCGTTGCAAGCTTGTCGCTCAAGGAAGGCTGATGTACCTGGTTTTGGCGTTCAACGCCTTGCCAAGTTCGCATCTATGGGATCGGCTCTCTGCTTTCCTATCGAGGCGATGGTGTTCCTAACCATCGTCCTCTTGGGGATTGAAGAGAACCTCAACCGTCCGCTCTCCCGACGTGATCTACATGACCTCGTTGGGAAGGTGCGCATCTTCGGAGACGATATTATCGTCCCCGTTGATACGGTGCGTTCCGTTGTCGGGCAGCTCGAAGCTTTTGGGTTTCGAGTCAACCGTAGCAAGTCATTCTGGACTGGAAAGTTCAGAGAGTCTTGCGGTAAGGAGTACTACTCGGGCCATGACGTTAGTATTGTCAAGGTCCGTCAGTTGCTTCCTACACAACGGAAGGACGTAAGTGAGCTAGAGGCGACTGTTGCTTTCCGTAATCACATGTACTTTAGTGGTTACTGGGCAACGGCTCGCTATTTGGATGAGCTTCTGGAGCGAATCTTGCGATTCTATCCAGTTATTCATCCTACTAGCCCACTGCTCGGCCGTCACTCGTTTCTCCCATATCAAGCGGAGAAACTTGATCCTCATCTTCATAGTCCTTTGGTTAGGGGCTATGTCGTTAAGGGTAGGCCACCCAGAGATCTTCTGGATGGCCCTGGCGCCTTGCTCAAGTGGTTTCTTAAGCGCGGCGATTTGCCATTCGCCGACAGAGACCATTTGGAACGTTCTGGACGTCCTCAGGCCGTCGACATCAAGCTGAGGTACGGCAGCCCCTACTAAGGGGCTGTGCGGGGCAACCCGCCGGGGGAGACTAGCTCCGA